AATCTGAATACTGGATTGATATGGATTACACCGAAGAAGAGATCAACGCTCTCGGGAAAGTAATTGACCATAATAAAAACTTGGATTATGATTACAGCGTCTTACGTCAGATGGAAGATAAATGTCTGGTGCGTGATGTAATCAACGGAGTAGTACACGAAACTCCTCAGTTCCTGTTTATGGGCCTGGCGATGAAAGTGATGGAGAAGCAGCCTAAAGAAACTCGTCTCCTGGATGTTACTCAACTGTACACATACACCAGCGATTTGAAGATCAACCTGCCATCTCCGTATCTGACAACAGTACGTACTCGGATCTTGGGTAGCGCTTCTTGCTGTCTGTTCCGTGCAGATGATACTGCTCAGTCTCAGCGTATCGCTAATACGATTGCTCACGAGTATACACTGAATAACGCAGGTATTGGTGTTAACATCTCTACTCGTGCTACAGGCCAGGGCGTAAAGAATAACCGAATCGTTCACGGCGGTATGCTTCCTTACCTTCGTTGGATGGAGAGCAGCGTTGGTGCGTCGAAACAAGCCTCTCGTGGTGGTAGTGCAACAATTACGTTCACCTGCTTGGAGCCGGACTTTGATGACCTTGTACGACTGAAAAACCCAACTACACCAAATAACAAACGTGTAGATAAACTGGACTACTCAGTTGTGGTGAATAACGCATTCCTTCGTCGTGCAGCACAAGGCAAGGAGTGGATGCTGGTGAGTGTTAACGAAGCTCCGGAACTGTATGATGCGCTCTACGCCTCAGAAGAAGAGTTTGAGGAAGTATATGAGCGTGTAAGTCGTAAACGAATCAAGAAGACTGTGGTTAAGGCTCGTGATATGCTGGTGGAAATCATCAAGCAACGTGCAGAGACCGGACGTATTTATATTTTCTTCGCAGATAACGTAAACCGTCATACACCTTTCTTGGACACGATCTTCCAGTCAAATTTGTGTCAGGAGATCTTCTTGCCTACAAAGGCATTCCAGAAAATGAGTGATCTGGATACTGGTGAGAATACTGATACATCAGAACTGGCGCTGTGCTTCCTAGCTTCTATTGTTGCAGGACGTGTTACACCAGAAGAGTACGAGGATGTTGCTTACTACACAGTATTAACGATTGACAACATTATCGAAGATATGGTATATCCATTCTATCATAATGAAGTAACAGCTAAGGCTCGTCGTTCTATCGGTGTTGGTATCACAAACTTAGCTCACTACCTGGCAGCAAGTGACGCATCTTATACCGACGAAAAAGGTAAGGTGTTAATGCACGAACTGGCAGAACGCCATTACTTCTGGTTGGCTAAAGCCTCTCTTCGCTTAGGTAAAGAGAAAGGTAATGCCGAGTGGATGGATAAAACCAAATGGCCTCAAGGTTGGTTGCCTATTGACACTTACTCTAAAGCTGTGGATGATATTGCAGACTTTGAGTTGAAGATGGATTGGGAAACACTCCGTTCAGAGATCATCGCTAACGGAGGTATCCGTAATAGTGTGCTGACCGCAGTTGCACCGAATGAATCATCTTCTTTGGTGAGTAATACAACAAACAGTCTGTACCCTGTGCGTGACACAATTATCTTTAAGCAGAGTCAGAAAGGTAACGTACTGTTCATCGTTCCTGAATATGATCGACTGAAAGATAAATACTAGATTGCCTGGGATGTACCTCATAAGCATATGGCTGAATGCTACGGCATCTTCACTAAGTTTATGGATCAGGGTATCTCTTGTGATGAATGGGCTGATTACACCAAGTCAGAAGACGGAAAACTGTCTTACAAGACGGAGATTCAGTTTATCCTGACAATGGCTAAGCTGGGGGCTAAATCTCTGTACTATATGAACAGCCGCACCAAATCCTCTGAAACAATGGCAGATCAAGATCTTAAAGCCTTGGGTATGGAAGCAAATGCACTTGAACAGCTTCCTGACGAAGAGGAAGAAGATGGTTGTGAAGCGTGTAAAATGTGAATAAAGGGCTTCGGCCCTTTTTCTTTGGGAGTAAGAATGTACCTACCGATAAATGATGGCGTAGATCATATTAACATCTACACCAAAGGAAAGACGCTTCTAGGTAGACGGTTAACGAACTTATCCAATGATAAAGTTGAAGTTACTGGTTACGGAAAGTTTGCATCTCTCGAAGGTTTCTGGTATTATTATCTGACGGGATCTAAAGACGAATCTCTCAGAGGTATGTCTGGATTCGAAGCAAAGAAGCACGGACGTAAGATCGAAGGCAGGATTGAAGAAGGAATGACCGAAGAACACAAAGATGTGTTAAGAGAAGCTATCCGGTGCAAACTACGTCAGAATAAAGACCTGCTTAAAATGTTGGTGGAATCTACTCTACCTCTCACTCATTATTATTTCTACGGGAAAGAAGATAACCCCCGAGTTCACTACTTGGAGCAGTTTGATTGGATTACCGAGGAAATAGAAAGAATACGAACAGTATGTAAGGAGCACTATGGGATCTCTAATTGAAGTTAAACTATCACTAGGTGAACTATCAGCCTTGATTGACCTTATTGAGATGGCTCAAGATCACAATATTTCCCTGAGCGACTCTCAGAAGGAAGTTTATAAATATTTACAAAGCAAAGAAGCGGAGGAACTAATCTAATGGCAGCAATCAACCTTAAGAATGACAACTATAAAAGCGGCATCTACCCTGTATTCTTAGGACAACAGTTAGGCATCTACGACAGTATCAATAAAGCCTATCCAGAAATGTTTGACCTGTATAAAAAGCAAAAGGCGCAAGATTGGGCAGAGGATGAAGTTGATCTAGACCAGTCACGTAAAGACTTTGCAACCTGCTCTCAGAACAACTTTGACGTTATGATCAAGACGCTTAGTTTTCAGTGGGAAAACGACTCCCTAGCAAAATCAATTATCACATTGTTTGCTCCGTTCTTGACAAACAATGAAGCAAGTGCAATGATGCTGAAACAATCTGAGGTGGAACTGCTTCACGCACTCACCTATTCAGAGATTGTGCGTCAGTGCGTTAAAGACCCAAACAAAGTTATTGATGAAATCGTTAAGAACGAAAGCATCTTCAACCGTATGGGTATCGTAGAAGAAGTAATGTCAGAACTTGAGATTGCAGGACACAAGTACGCTCTCGGGATGCTGACAGTAGAGAATGACGGCCCTTATATCAGACAGCTTCTGCTGGAAGGTATGGTTGCTCTGATTGCCTTAGAAGGTATTCAGTTTATGTCTTCGTTCTCTGCAACGTTTGCCCTGGCTGAACAAGGCTTGTTCATCGGTGCAGCTAAACTGGTTCAGAAAATTATGCTGGATGAAATGTTGCACGTCCGTATGGACTATGCTATCATCGACGCATTGTTAAAAGATCCTGTTTGGGCAGAAGCCTATGAAACAGCTAAACCACGTCTGAAACTTATCTTAGACACGGTGGTTGACCAGGAACGACAGTGGGCTAAGTATATGTTTAGCGAAGGACGTGTTGTTGTAGGCTTGAATGAAGTACTGATGATGGAATGGGTGTATTACAATTGTGCTCCTATTTATCGTCGTCTGAAACTCAAAGCAGACTTCAAAGCCCCTAAGCAAAACCCTACTCCTTGGATGGACTTCTGGACTGATCCAGATAAAACTCAAGCAGCAGCACAAGAGATTCAGCTCACAAACTATAAACTCAACTCAATGAAACAAGATTTCAGCGACGAAGAGAAATTTGATTTTTAAGGAGCACTAATGACAGCAGTATATCAGAAGCCAGTGTATGATGTTGTAGTCGGTGACGAGATCCTATATACAGAAGATGAAGACGGTGGAAACCAGATCTTCAAGAAAGTAGTAGGTGAACCGTTCACTGTTTATGAACCATATGACACTAATAAGTATGGGACTTTCTGGGCAAGTGGAGATGTAATTTTCCAGCTTGAAGACGATACATACACTGGCGGTGATCGTGGAACGATTATCACTGTCAAAGACCAATCAGCAGGAGAGTAATAATGACTACGAGTATTGTTAAACTGTCAGACATTAAGAAAGGCGATTATCTGGAAGTTCAAGAAGACTTCTATATGACTGCCAATCAGGACGCAGAACTATTAACAGAAGATGTGGATTTCCCTATTCATATCGATGCTGGTAATTGGTTAGTTGTTACCGATACCCAAGCTTTCATCTACGGCCCTGCCGATTTGGAACTTACTTTAGTAACATCGTAATATTCAAGGGGCTTCGGCCCCTTTTTTAGATTGATGAGACGTATGAGAATTCTAGTAACAGGTGGAGCAGGCTTTATTGGAAGTGCTGTTGTTCGCCAACTTCTTGAGACCACTGACGCTCAGATAGCTGTCGTGGATAAAATGGGATATGCGTCTGATCTGAGAAACGCACCTATTCTGGAAAACCAAAGAGTAGTGTTTTATGAGTTTGACCTGGCGTTGCCGTTCAGAGTAAACTCTATGATCGAAGATTTCGATCCACACATCATTATGCATCTCGCAGCAGAGAGTCACGTTGACAATTCTATCGGAGATCCTGCGCCATTTATTTATTCGAACATAATTGGAACTTTCAACTTACTGGAAGCAGTAAGGAATCGTTCCAACAGTTTAATGTTGTTCCATCACATTTCAACCGACGAGGTGTATGGGGATCTGAGTGATCGAGAAGAAGAGAATGCCAAGTTCAAGGAGACAGATGCCTACGATCCTAGTAGCCCTTATTCTGCATCTAAAGCAGCCAGTGATCATTTAGTCAGATCTTGGGGAAGAACATATAAAATCCCTGTGGTGGTAACAAACTGCTCTAACAACTACGGGCCATACCATCACCCTGAAAAACTAATCCCTTCTGTAATCACAAATGCGCTAAAAGGTAGTCCGATCCGTGTCTACGGCAAGGGAAACCAAATTCGTGATTGGCTATATGTAGAAGATCACGCAAGAGCGCTGATTCAGGTAGCAACAAGCGGTAAAGATGGTGAGACATATAACATTGGTGGATGTAACGAACGTACCAATCTACAGGTCGTACAAGCGATTCTAAGCCGTCTTAAAGAAAAGACAGGCAAAGACTACAGTCAACTCGTTACGCACGTCCCAGACCGTCCAGTGCACGATTATCGCTATGCTATCAATGCTGACAAGATTATTTCTGAATTGGGCTGGTATCCGCAGGAAACCTTCGAGTCAGGTATTGTGAAAACTGTCGATTGGTATCTGGAAAACTTGGATTGGGTAGAGGGTAAATAATGAAAGGAATTATTCTGGCTGGCGGGAGTGGAACCCGCCTACATCCAGTGACAAAAGGCGTAAGCAAACAGTTATTGCCTGTCTATGATAAACCAATGGTGTACTATCCACTCTCAGTGCTTATGCTAGCAGGAATACGTGAGATTCTAATCATCACTACACCCAAAGATAAGGCAGCATTCGTAGAGCTACTTGGGGATGGGAGTACTTGGGGATTAACCCTGTCCTATGCTACACAAGATCAGCCTAACGGTTTGGCAGAAGCATTCATTATTGGGGAAGACTTCATTGCAGGTGATGATGTTGCGTTGGTATTAGGAGATAATCTATTCTTTGGGGAAAGCTTCACAGAGAAACTAATTCGAGTCCGAACCAGGGTGGAACAATATGGAGGTGCGGGTATCTTTGCTTATGAGGTAAAAGACCCTCAGAGATTTGGTGTTGTCTGTAAAGACGAACGCAACCGTGTGGTGTCTATCGAAGAAAAGCCAACTGACCCTAAGTCAAACCTAGCTGTAACAGGCTTGTACTTCTATGATTATACAGTTGTAGAAAAAGCGAAAAGTGTTAAACCTTCCAAGCGGGGAGAGTTAGAGATTACCGATATAAATAACTTTTATATCGAAGATGAAAATCTTTCTGTAGAGGTATTGGGGCGTGGTTTTGCTTGGTTAGATACAGGAACACACGAAAGTCTTCTGGAAGCCGCTGGATATGTAAGAACACTCCAACGACAGCAAGGAACTTATATTGCCTGCTTGGAAGAGATTGCTTTCAAGAAGGGCTGGATTAATCGAGAACAACTGTTAGCCAGTGGTCAGGAGTTGTCTAAGATCGAATACGGATCATACATTTTAAAATTGTTTGGAGACTATTAAGTGAAAGTAAAGAGTTTTGATATTGAGGGGTTGAAACTTTTCAGTCCCAAGATCTTCGGGGATGAAAGAGGTTATTTCTACGAGTCTTTCAACCAAGCGGATTATGACGAACACATTGGTTATGAGATATTCGTTCAGGACAACGTTTCCAAGTCTAAGAGAGGAGTGCTTCGTGGTATGCACTTCCAGACACAGAACCCTCAAGGTAAACTTGTCCGTGTAATGTCGGGTAGCGTCTACGATGTAGCTGTTGACCTGAGAGAAGGATCTTCTACCTTTGGTCAGTGGGAAGGCGTGGTTTTGAGTGATCGTAATAAGGATATCTTCTGGATTCCACCTGGCTTTGCTCACGGTTTTGTTGTAATGAGCGAAGAGGTTATTTTTGAATACAAATGCACTCAGTTCTATCACCCAGCCTCAGAGGTAAGTTTGGCTTGGGATGATCCTGATGTTGGGATTGATTGGGGATTTGACTTAATGGGCAAGAACTTCAAAGTCACTCTATCGGATAAAGATGCAAATGCAAAATCACTTAAGGAGATCTTTGGATGAAATATTTAGTCTTTGGTGGATATGGGCAGCTAGGATCTGCCCTAGCAAAATATAAGCCAGAAGGTGTTCAGGTTATTCAGCTAGATAGCGGAGCAGATATCACTGATTACTTCAAGGTTAAATCTATTATTGATGAAGTTATGCCTGACGTTGTGGTTAACTGTGCAGCCTACACAAACGTTAATAAAGCAGAACAGGAACAAGATAAAGCATTCTCCATTAATGCTCTTGGGCCTTCTATTCTGACCAAGCTTTGTTCAGACCGTCAGATCCGATTCATTCATATTTCATCGGACTATGTTTTCGATGGAAGAAAATCTGCACCTTATAACTCTTGGGATGATACAAACCCTCTGAACGTGTACGGGGTGACAAAAGAAGCAGGAGAGATCTTTGCATCTGGTCACAAGTGGTATAGCCCTCTGGTAATTAGAACATCTTGGGTGTATAGTGAGTTTGGAAACAACTTTGCTAAGACCATTCTGAAACGATTAGAAAATGGTATCACCGAGTTCAACGTAGTAGATGATCAGATAGGCACACCGACATACGCCGGACACATCGCGGAAGCTATCTTTGAATATTATGGCAAAGGCGACCTGTTCTTAGAGACAGGTATTGTTCACTTCTCGGGTAATCGAGCATTGAGTTGGTATGACTTCACAAAGTTATTGACACAGGATGTTGATTCTGTTATAGTCTCTCCAACGAAAACAGTGTCGCAAGTAGAGCGTCCAGCGTATTCCGCTTTAGCCTCTTCTTTTGGTATTTATAGCGATATCGAAGAAGGTATTCTGAGAACAAAACAAAATCTTTAATAGGAGAAAAGATGGTATTCACTATTTATGGCAAACCAAACTGCCCATATTGCACTCGTGCAACTGAAACTTTAATTTCCAAAGGTATTCACTTCGTGTACCTTACACTGGATGAAGATTTCACAGTACCAGAACTTATTGAACTGGTAGTTGCGAAAACAGGAGTTCGTCCCTCTACATTCCCTCAGATTTTCGTAAGAGATGAAGAGGAAACGGACACAACACACGTAGGAGGCTTTACTGAGTTAGTAAACTTCCTTAAGTAAAAGGAAAATAGATGCCTAATGTATCAGACGTTTTCGGTATGTTGAAGCTGGACGAAGGTTTAAAGCTTAAGACATATAAGGACACAGAAGGTTACTGGACTATTGGGATCGGTCATCTTTTAACTAAGAAACCGTCCCTGGATGTAGCAATAAGTGTTTTGGATTCTCAAGTAGGTAGAAAGACTCAAGGGTCTATCACCGAAGACGAAGCCCGAAAGCTGTTCCAAAGTGATGTTAACTCTGCTGTTAAGTCGATCAAGGTTGATTCAACACTCGGCCCACTTTACGCCAAATATGATGATGCAAGGAAACAAGCACTGATTAATATGGTGTTCCAAATGGGGAGTGCAGGCACTGCATCTTTCAAAAATAGCTTAGGCTTGATTGCGGATAAGAATTACGCAGTTGCTGGGGCTAATATGAGGAAGAGTAAGTGGTATCGCCAGACGCCGAATAGAGCAGAACGTGTTATTAAGGTGTTAACAACAGGCACATTTGATGCCTACAACTAATTAAGGGGCTTTGCCCCTTTCAGGAGCAATAATGGGAAAGAGTAGCCGTAAGTCTATTAAATCTTTTGATACCTCCGCACCACGTAGCAAATATCAAGAGAAGAACGCAGAAACAGCACCCGATTATAAGCTGGGAGATTTCATCCCTACCGAAAAACAGAATCAGATTGTCAATAGTATCGAATGGAATGATCTGACAATCGTAAACGGTAAAGCTGGGACGGGTAAGACCTCTACCGCACTTTGGGCTGCAATCAAGAAGCTCAAGCAAGGGGAAACACGTAGAGTGCTATTCTTCAAGAACCCAACAGAAGTAGGTGACGATCAGATTGGCTTCCTTTCTGGTGACAAAAAGGATAAACTTGTCGCTCACTATGCTACAACAAAAAGAGTGTTCCATCAGTTTGTATCACCAGGTAAGTTAGAGTCAGATATTGCCAATGGTAAGATTGAACTTGAAATTCCAAACTACGCTTTAGGTGCGACTTGGGATGATTCGATTGTTATCATTGACGAGAGCCAGTTAATGTCGCCTGAAACAATCAAGCTACTGCTTGAGCGTACAGGACAGAACACAAAAGTGGTAATTGTTGGTGATGTGACGCAAACTTACGCAGTTAAGAAGCGCCAGAACGGTTTAGCAGATTTAGTAAGTAGAGTAACCGACAACGGAGTTCCAAACAGGGACTTTATCGGGTATATTACGCTGGAATCTGAGGACAACCAGAGGTCAAGACTTTCTCAGTACATTACTGAGGTATATTAAATAAGCAATGGGCAGGGAAGCCCTTATAACGAGGAGAATGTATGCAGTTAGTTGAGATTGATCGTAGTGGTGTTGAAGCCTGCTATCAGGCAGGTATGGTTAAGCCAAACGAGTTTCGTCAGATTTTTATGGATCTTCTTGCAAAAGAGGTACAACTTCGGTTAGAGTCCACCACTCCTTTCCAGGCAGTGTCTGCTCTGTTCACTCAAGAGTACTTTCTTGAATTCTATCAGAAGCTGGCGGGAACAAAAGATGATTTAGTTCAATGCGTGATCGATATCGCAACTTCCGAGCCAGAACTGCTGCTGATTGACCAAGAAGAAGCTAAACGCCTTTTCTTGAGCTATGTGTTCTACCGTAAAGCAGTTATTGTCCGTGATTGTAGTGATATCTTTAAGCACGAGCTAGTAGAGTCCAGCACGATTATGGTTGACAAAGAAACCCTCCGTGCTATAGAATACTTATCCGTCCATTCCTCCGGGGGTCGGGACTTAATTAAAACTTATTATCAAAACTAAGGAGGTTGAATGACTACAATTATTGCTACCCGAGATGCAATCTATAGTGACGGGATGATTACAGTAGGGGATCGTGTTGACAGCGTTAACTTCAACAAGGTAAGAAAGATTGAAGGATACCTTGTAGGCGGTGCTGGTCGCTTATCCTCTATCCTAACATTCTTCTCTTGGATGGAAGAACGTATCAAAGCAGAACGTCTGTCCGAAGAACTACCCAGCTTGGATTTTGATAATGATCCAGAAAAAGACGACGAAGAGTTTACTGCTTTAGTTGTTCATCCTGACGGTGAAATCTATTTGCACGAAGGTAATGATCCTTCACGAGCATATCCAATTGATACGGAGTATTATGCAGTCGGAAGCGGTAGTGACTACGCATTAGCAGCATTAGATGCAGGAGCCACACCAGAAGCTGCTATGGATGTTGCCAAGTTCAGAGATGCATTCTCAGGTGGAGCAACATTCTCAGAACATATCCCGCCAGAAGAAAAGAAAGTCGAACTTACGGATGAAGTTATGGGACTTATGAGCAAGGAAGAGTTGATGCACCTTATCAAAACAGGAGTACCACTTGGAAAACCCGAACAAGTATTTGTTAGCAACAGACCAAATCCTGAGCCTGACACCAGAAGCCAAACACCTACTGGCTGAGTTGATCGAGGAAGCCGAGAAATCGGCTTTTAAAGACGGCTTCAATAAAGGATATAATGCAGGTTTCATTGAGCATAAGTATTTACCTTTCTAAGGAGAAGTATGTTAATTACTAAAGTGGAAGTATTGGCGAAACATTTCGCCTTTCAGCAAACGAGGAAGCTAGGCAGAAACCTAAGAATCGCAATGGCACGTAAAATGTATTGGGTGCCTGGAAAAGGCATCTTCGGGAATTTCTATGACAACTACACCAACGTGTTTGGTGAGGCAATGTTAAAGAATCCTAAAAAGGAAGAGATCCTTGATACGTTGCTTGCAATGGATAAGATTTCCGTGGTAAACTAATCTACTGGCCTTCTATGACGAAACTATGCAGGGCGAAGAGATGTTCCAAGCGCTGCTAGCTAAGTTTGAAGATAAAGAAGAACTTGACATTGACGAAAGGTGTGTTACTATCGTTAGGTTCCTCGGAGACTTTAACGAAGAGACTCACGAAGGTAAGGGTGTGAAATGCCCGCAACTTTAAAAAAGAAGTCTGAAAGAAATGCAAACGACTATTACCCAACGCCAGACTCGGCTATTGAGCCAATGTTGGAGGTCATTAACTACGGCAGCATTGTAAAGGATTGGCGGTTCGCTGAACCTTGCCGTGGGGAAGCAAAAGCAATATACAAGTACTTACCTTTTGGGAGTGAGTACTGTGAGTTGTCGGAAGGGAAAGATTATCTACTGTCTGAATGGAATCAAAAGCCAGACTGCATAATCACAAACCCGCCCTTCTCGATAGCTACCGAATTCTTAGAGAAGAGTCTTGCAGAGGCTGATGTTTGTATCTTCCTCTTGCGTCTTGGTTTCTTAGAATCTGTGAGACGAAAGGAGTTCCACGATAAACATCCAGTGGATCATCTAATCGTCCTCAGTAAGCGTCCATCATTCTCGGGAGACGGAAAAACAGACGGCACAGCTTACGCTTGGTTTGTCTATGATCCGAAGAAGAGATTAGGACTACAAAAATCGATATATGTCGTATAATTAAGGAAATATAATGGCCTCATATCAGAACTACCTAGTTGGTTACAGTGTTTCACAGAAGAGCACCATCGGTGCAGGCGTTGTGAGCACCACAGAGTCAGATGCAAAAGTAGCTGGAAGCAAAGTACTAGCCTCAGCCTTCGGTGTACCTGTCTCTCAGGATAAAGTATTCGTTTCAGTGATGGATACTCCGGTAACAACCTAAAAATCTTGCCCTCTTTCGGGAGGGCTTTTTCGTAGGAGGGAATTATGCAGCAACAAGTGGAAGTAGTTCAAACCTTCACTTCAAAATCAGCAGCATTAAACTTTATGCAGTTTTTGAATGTGGATCGTATCTTACTCGATAGTACAGGCTCTGAATACAAGGTTGTATATGCCGCACTACGTAGCACAGTGGACGGTGAAGTTGTACCCAAAGAAGAAGAGACCAGTGTTATCACCTCATAAGGGGTAATAAATGCTCTTAAGTGCAAGTGGTTATGTCAGTTCCGAAATACTGACCAAAGCAATTCTACAGGCTGCGAAAGATCGTAAGCCACTTTCCTTGCCAATGTGCGTAGATTTTGATAGTGTGTATCAGAGTCACATTTCACACTTATACGTGCGAAGGAATAACGTAGACAACGTAACAGAAAACACATTCTATGTTACTACACCAAAGCAAGCTATCGTCAATCAGTCGAAGATGGATCTCTTGCCTAAGTCAGGACAGTATTTCAGTATTGTTCCTTGTAGAAACCTAGACGTAGAGGGAATGACGTGTGATTCTACTGAGATGTGTGTAGAGCTAATAGATATTGGTCACAATACAATGTCTAAGATTGTAACTGAGATTAAATCTTTCCTAGTATCTCTTGGGATAGCACGGAAGCATATTGACTTCGTGATTTCAGAGAAAGAAGGAGAGGGTGTGGAAGTATGGGTAAACCTTATTAAGGTTGGTAATGTAATTTGCTTTGATACTCCTAACGGATGTACCGTTACGGTAGGAACCCTTGCAAAAGAACCTTTATTGTCTTATGCTGTAGAGGTGTCAACAAGTTAAACGGAGGTAGTAATGTTTCAGCAAAATGTTAAAGAGGGCGATGGTAAACGAGTTTTAGTGTTTGGTGATGTTCACGGAGCCTGGCACCTGCTGGAAAAAGCTATCCACGATCTAGCCATTGAGAAGGGGGATGTAAAAGTCTTCCTTGGCGATCTAACAGACCGAGGAACCGAAAACCTCAAGTGTGTTGACTACGCTGTTAACACAGAAAACTCATATGTTGTTCGTGGTAATCACGATGATATGTTGATTCAAGGTTTGCTGGAAGGAGATCAGAGGAACTATCTAGGATGGTTACAGAATGGTGGAAAGACTGTATTAGCCGAAGTTGGTGAGGAAGGTAGTACTTGCTTAGCAGTGATGCTGGAGAACAAGTCCTATTATCTTATTACGATGGAAGTTAACGGTAAGGTGTACGCTTTCAGTCACGCAGAATATCCGCTGGAATTGGAAGAAGTGCCACCTCAAGCTCTGGAAAAAGTTCTTGAGCGCTTGTATCCTAATGATCTCGACCAAGCGAAAGCAGAGATTGCTCAAATGCTTTGCTGGAACAGAACTATTATCGGTGCGATTGAACAGGGATACAAACTCCCTGACGTACCTGGCGTGGAGATGATTTTCCACGGACATACCGGAGTGAAATATCCTGTTATTCACGGCAACCGAGCCTATATTGATACAGGATCAGTATTCACTCAGAAACTTACAGTGGCTGTTATCGAACCTAATGGTGAGATCTGGTATTACAATACCAAGATGGAGGAGCTATGAATATTCAAGATATGATCGAAGATCGTGACTGCTATTGCCGCAAATGCGGAGGGTTAGTGGACTTGAAAAACTCTCTGGCTAAACTAACTTCGCCACCGCAGTACCACTATCACTGCAAGGCTTGTTTTGCACACGTATTAACCGTAAGAGGGGAGACATATACAAATGTTCAAGATTAAAGTAGTTAAGAAAGTTGGAGATGTAGAAACTATTGTCGAAGTGGATACAGATAGTGTTGATATGGCCTTAGCCATTCTACGCCACAACGATGTTATTTCAATTACCAGCGATGTATCAAACCGTAATATTGATTTCGATTGGCAAGATTTCATTCGGAAGTCTAAAGAATACGGTCTACCTCAGACACCTATGACGATCACTTGTTAAGGAGGTAAAAGTGCTAGTTGGAGAACTTCCACCAGAAGTAAGAGAGTTGCATCACCTCTTGTGGAACTATGCAGATAAGTATAATCTGTCTTTTGAAGAGGCTGTATCTGAGGTAACAAGATTATCTCGGGAGTTTCAGGATTCCCAGGAAGAGCAGTCTCAAGAAGGCCCGAGCAACTTGCTAGCATACACTGGTGTGGGCAGTCGTGAAGTGAGTGATGAAGAGTTTGACCTTATGGAAGCCGTTGCAAAATGGTTGGCTGGTCAAGGCTATATACTTCGTAGCGGAAAAGCTCTCGGGAGTGACAGTGCATTTGAAAGCGGCGTAAATCTTGCAGGTGATATCTCTAAGAAAGAGATTTATACCCCTTGGGAAAAGTTTAACGGCAATGAGTTGGAAGGTGAGACAATCCCTCTGGGCAAACCTTCTACTGTTGACTTTGGAATCTCGCTAAAACTTGTACGAGAGATCCATCCAGCAGCAGATAGACTGTCCCAGGGTGCGTTAAAGCTTCATCAACGTAACTGCCACCAAGTGTTAGGTAAGAGCCTAGAGAATCCCATTCCTTCACGTTTCCTGCTTGCCTGCGGTAAAGAAGATAAGGATGGAAATGTTCAAGGTGGTACTCGTACCGCTTGGATGCTAGCTAAGAAATATGGCGTCCCTTGCCTGAACATTCGAGGGAAGACGAAGAAAGAGATCTTCGCTTTCCTTAAGAAAGTGATGTAACATAGCAGGGACACAACTGTTTAAATAGCGGTTAGTGTCCTTAATCAAACACCCTACAGAGGAGAAGAATATGTCAGAACATATAATTGCAGAAAATGGAATGGAAGCTAGCTTTGTAAAAAGCTGGGAAGGTTGGGATGAAATGGATACCTCCGATCTCTATTTCTATGACGTAAAGCTGCTGCCAGGTATTTTCCCTGCACACGTCTACGAACGTGAAGCAGAAGTTAAAGCTTCCGGTGGTCAGATTGATCTAGGTATCTGGGGCCAAACCAGTGTTATCGAACTTTATGACTGCAACGAAGAGCCAATCTTCAAATCTCAGTTTAAACTCGTATTAGTGGAGGAAGTATAATGGCAAAGTTAGGTGAAGTATTTATTGATCGTTGGGATGACGAAGCTTATATCTGTATCTATGACGGAAAGACACGTCTTGATCAAGCAAATCCTACTCAGCTTGTAGATTGGAACTTTGATCCAGAAGCTTTGGATGAACACGTTTCAGAATACCCAGGCACAGCAGCATACCTTAGCGAATACGGTGATGTGGAAGACTATGATAGTATGATGGATGATCGCAACTTACGTTCTCAGAGTGATATTGAAGAAGGCAAAAAGCTATACAAGAAAATCAAGAAAGCCTTACAGCAAGTAGAAGGTTTAGATTTAGATAACCTAATTCTTTCTGATGGTGTTGTCTACAACGGTAACAGTGCGTGTTGTGATTACATCCAAGGTACTTATGCTTGGTGTTCAAGTTCAATGGAGTGCTAAATGATTGCATACAAAGAGCCAACAAAACGTTTTAATATTGACAAGCTTCAATTTTCAGACTATGGTTCTGCGTTGACAAAGTTACTGTTTGATCGTCTTCCTTCCGCTATGAAGATCGAACTATCCACCTCCGATGTGTTTCACAGACCTTCGGAGGAACCGATAAAATTGGTTCAGTATACTTTTGATGCAGAGTTAGATAAACAGGACATTCGGGAACTAGGATTCATTGCACAAGGGCTGACTCCAGATCACGGAACTTTCTTTGAGAAGATCCTGACAGTTATCTACAATCAGATTCACGCCGAAGTGAAGCATTTGTTTGAGCACGGAGTTCCGAAGGATTTTCAGACTTTAGTATTCCAAGCAAACCCAGCCGGATATGCTATCACCGTATATGTCAGGGATAATACGATCAGCATTACAACCGTGTTTAAGGTGGTGTCTAATGTTACAAACTAAGGTAATATCTCTGGTTGCTGGCCCTGGGGCTGGCAAATCCACTACAGCCGCTGGTATCTTCCATAATATGAAGATCGACCAGAAGTACAAGGTGGAGTTGGTTACTGAGGTAATCAAAGATGCAGTGTATGATGACAATACAGGTATGCTGGATGACCAATTACTGCTAACTGCAACTCAGAACCACGCCCTGCATCGTTTAGTCGGAAAGGTAGATTACGTTATCAGTGATGCTTGTCTTCTAAATGGTATCGTGTATAATCGTTTTTACAATACGCCAAGTATCTTGGATAATCTGATTCTCACCTTATTCAAGGACTACGACAATACAGTAATTATGTTGCCTCGTAAGGCAAAGTATGAGGGATACGGCAGAAGCCAGACAGAACAAGAAGCCAAGGATATTGACCAACTTTTCATTGACGTTCTGGAGGAACTTGGTGTACCATATCACGACTTAAGACAATGTGGACTCACCACAAGAGAGTTACCACTTCATATCATCGACTTAATTGGAGGTAAATAATGGATTCAACTAAAGCACGTAAGGTAGTACAGAATGCAATCAACTCTATCACCCCTAACCTGACAGAGGGCCGTAACAGCTTCACTCTGGAAGACGGTGTTGAAGTTGTTATCAATGTACCTCAGAAAGAGGTAGAGTCTCACGAAGAATCTTGGTGGGAATCCTCAGAAGAATATTGGGACGATAGTGGTTGCTAATCCCAACAATATTTGATAGCCTACTTCGGTAGGCTTTTTTACGTTAGGAGGAAATGAAATGAGAGCAGTATCTGGTGATTGTGTTTTTGGTGGATGTATAGCGATTGTATTTGGTTTGGACGATGAATACCCTATGGGAGCTACAGTTCACGTCCAGCATCGTATAGATGAAAACCCTATCTGGTTTTGCATCTATGACTGTCCAGTAGACGGCTACAAAGAAGTATACCTGGATGAAAAGAATCTGAGTCGAGTCACCCCAGAAGACGAGGATACAATTGAGCGTTATTGGGGATCTAATGGAGGTGTGTATGCGTGACATTGTTTTTATGATTATTGATGAACACGGAATTCCAACGTGGTTCCCTACGACTGCTCTGGCTAACCACTATATTGAAAAGAGTGGGCTGGAGGGATACACAGAGATTCATCGTATCGATATCCCTAAGATTCAAGAGGAACTACTTACCTCTAAAGAATCCATCGAAGAACTGTTTAACTTTTAGGAGAACGTATGTCACTACACTTGCACGGCTTAGGTAACGTTTTAATATTCACTGTCATCCTCGTAGTAGCTTGGGAATGGTGGAAACGGAGTTAACAAGAGGAGCCTAACGGCTCCTTTTCTTTTATATAAGACACTCTAAGAGCCTCTAACAGGTCAGCAATACGTTTCCCTACCTTAGTATCATAAAACCTCTTAGAATCGCTCCCACGAATCGTAGGCAATAAAAAAGGAGCCTTTCGGCTCCCTCTCTCATCCTTCCAGATGCTTTTCGATAATCTCACAGAACTCTGGGTCACTGAAAACGTCTCCAGCGCCTTTCCTCCAGATTTTACCTCCTGCCTCTTGGATAATCTGCTCTTCGTGATACAAACCGTGAGGGTTTACCTCGTGTACCTGCAAACCAAACCTACGGGCCTTTGGGATCAGTTCACTCCAGAAGTTAATCACTAAGTTAGAGCAACCTACAACAACCACCATATCTTGAACTGTCAGATTATCCAGAACGTGATACATCTCAGTGTAAGCTGGGGCATTCTCGTAGAAGAACACAATGTTAGGCTTAACAAAGAAGTGCTCAGAAACATCCACAGCATTGTATCCAACATCGATTACACGCCTAGGATCGCCAGGTGAGTCTTGGGTAATCACTTCTGGCAAATAACCGTGAATATGGAGGATATCAGATTTAACACCAGCACGTTCCAACAGGTTATCAACGTTAGTAGTCAGGTTAATCACTTGACCAGGGAAACGGTTAGCCCATTCTGCAATACGGCAATGAGCTAAGTTTGGCTCAACAGTACCCAATTCTTCACGGCGCTTGTTGTAAAACTCATTGGTTAGAGTGTACAGGTCAACACCTTTATCATTCTCATACAGCCAGTGAGCCTTAACCTCTGCTCCAGTATACTTCTCAAAACCTGCACGGAAAGCGCGTAAGTCGCAAACCTCCCCAATATCATACTCGTCCCACATACTGCTGCCAGAAGCTGTATCAGTACGGAAAGCGCGTACTCCGCTCTCAACACTTAATCCAGCACCTGATATTACGATTAAACGTCTAGGCATCTTTCTTTTCCTCCAACTTAATAGTTTCTTTCTTGACAACACGACCGCTAAACTCCTGACGGTATGTGTAGTATTTCATTGCGATAATACGTCTTGCTTCAATCTCAGTGCAAACTTCTACTACATCAACCCACTTAGAGAAGTATGTGATGATATCTACGAGAGCACTCATACCGAAACGGCGTTTCTGCACCATATAGGTAGGTGGCCCAGAATCGTGATGCAGTTTCTGTAACCGGAACATCTGGGACTTTGTTTTCATTTCTGACATTCTTTCCTCCAATCATCGTAAGCCTGCTGATCCCCATAAGCCACGTACACCTGTATATTCTCAATAGGAGTATCGTGATCCTGCCAACGGATACTACCACCATATTTACTACCAGGGAAAGTGAATTCTGCGATCTTAGTGAACATTGGGTAATCACACTGCCACTTAGTAACCTCATACTCAGGGAAGTTCTTCTCAACGTAAGCTTTAAAGTCTTCTCCAGCCTTAAAGAATCCATCTAAGTAGTGTGCGTGTTGCTCTACTTCTTTCATATTGAGATAGATGTGCTTACGGTTAGGACTTTCCACAAGTTCATCGGGGATGTACAAACCATCCATATGATCAGGGTATTCTTTTTCCAACTCGTCGTACTGCTCCCGTGTCACTGGTTCGTTCATCCGGCGCTGCCAGTATTCACTGTAAATATACCAGCCTTCCTCTAAGAAAGCCTTCTCCGGCACATACCCCAAAACAGCCCACTTGTCAAACTTAGGATCACGTTTGACGGAGTATTCAGTTTCTTCGTAGTAGTGGCCCATACGACTAGCTCCTAAACGTCGAGCCTGCAATCCGTGGGTAGCGAATACAATAACAGCACCATCTTCATAATCAGGTGCAGTGACAACAAAAGCTCTAGCAATATTTTCCATTATTTTTCCTCCAGAAACGACAAAAGGAGAAGGTATCACACCCTCTCCTTAGAATCAACCTTCGATTACAACACTTACTTTGTTTTTCTGACCAAACTCGTCATAGTAGAACACTTCAAACCCTTCGAGAGACTGGTAAATACCATCCATATCGTAATCTTCGGGCCAGCTTTCGATCCAATCCCCTCCAATATACTTGTCGTAGTTTTCCACATTCTCGTAAGAGTCATAACCACCTTTACCGTTCCGATACAGGTTTGCACAGTCAACCAAGAACTGTAAAAACTCGTACATAGATTCAGATTCAGTAACAGGGAAAGCTTTCTCTTCGATAATCTCACCATCTGCATCTCCAATCATAAACTTGGCACTCACCAAGTAAGAGTTGAAGAACCGAGGTGCCACGCTTTCAGCAATCATTACAGTTCGCACCTTTCCGAGATGTGGCTGTCTGAAAGCAGGTGAAATAAAACCTTTATGCACTTTGATAGAATTCTTCATCTTCCCTCCTGTTATGCCCAACGGATATGAACGATCATTTCATAAATTAACCACACGGTACCGACGATACTTGCAATGGCTCCCACACCCGCCATAATGAACAGGATCATAAACATCCCTTCCCAGCCTTTACCGAACATCTTCTTTCTCCTCTAATAGTTTGCGTAAACGCAACACTTCATAAGCCAACACTCGCTCCAGACCGTTACGACTATCGTCCCGAAGGTGAACAAGCAACTCTTCTGTTAGTTCTAATTGTTTCATTACTTTCTGCTCCAAGTGATTTCAATAACATCGTAGTCATCTGCAATCTCGGCATTCATCTTATTAAGAATACAATCCCAAGCCGCAGCCTTCGAAGAGAAAATTAGGAACTGCTTAGTTTCACTCTGCCAAGCAATACCGTCTTTTTCCTTATGGTAAACTGCCCACATAGTCATCTCCAATACGTCAACCATATACCACCAGCAATTATCAGACAGGTAAGAATACCAAATGTCCATCTTGCCCAGCGACGCTCAAGTAATCCAGGAAACTCAATGATAGCCTCAAACATACAAGCAATCAACTGAAAGATTGCCTCAATGATTTCTCCTTCCATCAGCTATTCTCTAAGAAGACAGCTTGGGAAAAACCCCGAGGAGTGAGAGAGCGGATCATTTTAGTCTTTGCAGACTTGCCTCCCAACTTTTTGTATTGTACAGAGAATCCTTCATCTAAGTCAACAGGTTTCTTCTCTGGCATCTTAAACCCTTCGCTCACCCACAGACAGGTTTTCTTTGGATAAGCATCTCTTGCCTTGATAAACTCAGGGAAAGCCGGATGCTGGTCGTCTTCCGGTAAATAACCACCATACTCGTGAGGGTCAAATATGTGGTTTGGCTTTCTCCACATAGAAGACAGAACACTTACGGGATTCTCGATCATATACTCTGCCATATATTTCTCAGCCAGTTCCGCAGCAATCTTAGCAGTAGCAACAGCCTTCTCCTGGAACAGAGGATCTTTCTCCCGCTTAGCTTCAAAATGACGAGCACCACTTACAGCCATATCAGTGCAAGGAGGAAAGGCAAAGATTAGATCTGGAGCCTCAATCATCACACCGTTTACACGTTCACCAATAGGATCGAAGCCAGGCTCAATCCACTGGTTTACATAATGCATATTAGGATGCTGTACTTTGCACGAATATTCTCCGTGGTCGCCTTCGTCTGCATTGAACAGGAAGACAGTGTGACCTGCCTCCGCCCAATCCTTAGCCGCATATCCCGATCCATCAAACAAGGAAAAGATAATCATTCGACACCTTCCCACACAGGGAAAGCAATTCCATCGTCAGTATACACTTCTCCAATGGCTTGACAGTTATTGCAAGAGATATGATCTCCCTCGTAAAACCAGTTAGGTTTCGTTGCGTCTGTTGTTACAGTAACATTGGATGCTCCGCAGTTATCACATTCCATCCAATCACACACTACTTTTTGCATTTGATCTCCTCTATGAATCCCCAGCGAATAAACTTCTCCAAGCTGTTCTTTGTGTGGTGAGACTTGTACCAACCACCAGCCTGATCCTGCGCTTCTACGCCGTTGCTCTTGCTTGTACGATATTTACGGTCAGCACCGCCAATCTTACCTGTAGAAACGTAGTATTTCATTTTACTCTCCTTTATAAGGTCTACAATTATGCTGATTCGCTTTGAATCGCTCTATGTAATCTGTCTTACCCAAGCTGTGATAAAGATTCACAACCTTGAAGTAGTTCTCCCACGCATAGGTACGAAAACGCCCTGATGTGATTGAAGTACAGATTTTCATTAATGCTATCATAAAACTTCGTTCTGGGTCAATCTCAAAGTTGTTTGGGATCTGAGAACGTTCTAACGCAAGCACACAAGCCTCTTCATAAACACCTAACAGACGGTATTCCTCTTCCACCTCAAAGAATTTATCCATAGAGGTGAGGACTTGAGCACCTTCAACCATATAATACCGGAAAGCTGGCTTGTCGTAAAGAGCAATTGCATCGTGAATATCGTCGTGCTGATAAACGTAGTTTACACCATCCCCAGAGAAAAACTCTCCACTAGATACATTTAGCTTAGGGTGAGAGTAGTTGTAGGTCTCTTTCATACGCTTATTGTAGATATCAACAAGCTCACCCGTAATCTCAGCACCTAATGACCGCATAAAGTGGATATCCTTCATAGTTTTCAGGAAATGTACTGAGTTTTTCTTGAAACGATGTGACATTTTTAGCAGGTACAGGATGTTCAAAGGAACACACATACCTAAGCCGTCTGTTTGGATCTTTAAATGATTGCGATTGGTATAGCACCAAAGAAGGATATCATAGCCACTACTACCTTCTTGAGCAATCTCATACTCTTCAATTATGTGACCATCTTTCTTGATTAATCATTTGTCTCCGGTACGGCTGACAGTGTACCCAGCAGCTTCTGAGCGATAAGAAACATTACTCCACTCCCGTTCAGAACAGATGTAATCGATATCCAGCATTGTTTTACGCAGCTTAATACCTTCTGGAACATACTCTAGCAAAGCCTGACTTCCGATAATAACCATAATACCCTCCTTACAAGAAATCCCGCCGAAGCGGGATATATTTTAGTGTTGCTTGACACCCATAGTTTCGTTGTCAGTGTAAGTCTCTTGAGACGCTATCACTTTATTATCTTCAAAGTGATATGCGTGACGCTTACCTGTAGCCACATCTTCGAACATAGCACAAGCTAGATACTCAAATGGGACGATGGTGTTTTGATTGATAGTGATCAGGTCGATTGTTTTGGTGTTATCAATCTTAACCTGATTGGTACGTGTGTCAACGATAAAACCTTTAACACGACTGAAATTGTAAAGCTTACCGTCTGCATAAACTAGTACAACCTTACGATTCGTTGGTTTTTCTTTTTTGATCTCTTTCACAGTTCCTTTCTCCTTTGTCAGCTTTAAATCCGAATGGTTATACCCATTTGATGTACCGTTATCCCAATCCACTGTAACAGGAAGAAACCCGCGAAAACGTTCTGTTATGGCTCTCTGCACTGTCCCTACACAATCTGATGGGTTACTACAGGTTTCAGATTGTCCATAATACCGAGAACCTTCTGCAATCTCAACACGATCACCTACTTTAAACATAAATCACCTCACTTACTTAGTTGATAAAAAGTTTCATATTGATCCCGAGTGATAATATCAGGGCAGCCCTTCGTTCCTTTGATGAAAGGCGGTTCAACCACCATACGATTGTTGATTAGACAATCTTCACCACGCATAAAGATTCCACGAGGAGTCTTGACAATGGCTCCTTTAGTCTTGGTAGAGAATTTAATCTCACCATCAAAATCACGCATAACGCTCATTGCGTTTGGGGGCCACTCCACACCAGAGTTAATCACTTCTTGCACCAGTTCCATTACTTAGTTCTCCTTGCCATTTTAATTGTCAGCTTAGATAAAGGCGAGAATACAAACTTGCATAGTAAAATAATCACTAGCATAGGCAACCAGAAGGTTGCAGGCCAGAAGTTATTCGTAAACAAGTCAAAACATTTATCCGTATCAACTTCTTTATCGATGTTTTTCTTCTGTTCATCATACAGATCCATCAGGTAAAACACAACCATAAAGAATGGAATCAAGATAATGTAGCAGAAGAAAGGGTGATACATCACCCAATCCAATACAATCATCGTAACACCATTACCTTATGATCGTCAGAAGGTCGTGATGCTAAGTACTCATTGTACTCCTGAACCTTAGCTTTCGCTTCCTCTCTCAGCTTATCTGCAACAGACAGGCTCCAGTTAGGATCTTTCTCTTTGTTTGTGCTTTGAGTCAAGTTCTCGTAGTAGACATACATCTCGTCACCCACACTCATAGACCGACTGCCAGTAGAAACGATTTTGAAAGTAGGACAATCACTGTCGTCATCATTTGTAAGCTTCACAATATCGCCAGGGACAAGTCCGTCTTCGTGGTCAATTACTGTAAAATGAGCCTTTAGATCGTATTTATTATTTTCGCAATATTCTTGAAATTGAGTCATCTTTTTCTCCTTAAATGGTAGGTTTGTCAGCCAGAGGCTTATCATAGTTTGGGCTAAAGATGTGCAGCTTGTCAAACGCATTGAAAGAGCTACGCGATGATTTAGGGCAATGCAGTACCTTAGCTTGGTGTTCGCCGTGTTCCTTACCGCAGTGCAGGCACAGATACTGAGTTTTATATTCCATTTTCATTCTCCGGTTCCACTACAGCTTTACGAACAGAACGTACAACATCACTGGTGATAGCACCGCACATAAAGATCCAGATGAACACGTTGTTATCCACATCCTTGAAGAAGATGTACTGGAAGCTCAGGGCCATAATAACCCACACTAACATTCCCCACAGAAAACCTTTAGTCTCTTTTTTCATCTCTTACTCCTTATTTAACGAAAGTTCCAATATTGTAAGGCTGTGCTCTTACTTTACCAATGATACCGCATTCAGCATCTAAGAACAAGTACTTAATATCAAAATAAATCGTGTTGGTCATTGATGCATTTTGACGTGACTTGATCACTTTGTAATTCTGCCCTGTCTCCATAAACACGAGGTCAGCATACTTCATCGCATCCATAAACTGATCGTACTTATCTCCAAAATGATCGTTTTCAGTTTCAAGATAGCACAGAACTCCGTTTCTTGCAAAGTACATAATCATTATAAACTCCCGCAGAAGCAAATAAAACAGATGACCGTAGCTAACAGTGTCCAGATAGCCATTAAGATACGAGCACCTTCACTCCACTGGAAGATACCTACTTGCAACCACTCGCCCTGAACCATAGAACCCAAGAACCAGAGAAAGTAAGGAGGCAGAAAGATCACCAAAACTAACATAACGAGAAAACCGATAAACTCTTCCATCATTTTTCTCCTGTTTTGTACTCGTCAAAACATCCTAGCAGAGTCATACCACCTTGACTAGTAATAAGTGCATACTGGCAACCAGTTTTGTGATCAGTAATTACATAATCAACCCAACCTGTTACACGCTGCTGTTCCATACGTCCAGCTTCAAAGCTACCTGTCTGCAACGGATTGACAGGTTCCGCTGCTGTTACATCGCCATCACATGCAGTAAGACAAAGCAATGCAATACCAATAAGAATCTTTTTCATTTAAAACCCTCCTCGCGTAAGAATTCTTTCACCTTCTCAATGTCCGTGAAAGTTTTGATTGTGAAGTAATCGTAATGCAGACCATAAGACTTGGGGTTATCCCCTTCCATCCACTTCTTAACGTAGAAGTACTGGAGTAAATGGTGTTGCACTACCTGATAACCATCCTTTTGCCAAATGATCATTCAACCTCTCCTATACTTTCCGCAGAACCATCCCAAGCACCGATGATATCCATCGCGGTTGATCTTTTCACTCCAAAATACTTTGACATTGCCTCGACAATATCCTCCGTACTAGGAGAAACGCCTGGCTCTTTCCTTTCTACCCTTTCAAAGTAAATAGTGAGCCATTTATGATAAGTCATCCAGTTACGGACACTCACCGACGAAAACCTTTCTTGCGATCTGCAAGCTTCTTAGCATAGCTACTGCCATAATCTTTGCCGGAATCTTTGTGATAAAGACCACGGTCAGAATCTTTACTCGGACGTTTTCCGATTGCTACCTGTACCACATAGAGGCGGTTGCCTACACCAGCAGCATCGGTTGTTGTTAGTTGTTTTAATGAAGCCATTGTATCCTCCTGTTGTTTGATGTACACACTCTACCTAACATCTAAGAGAAGTGCAAGTAGTTTTTAGAGATCTAGTGAGAAATCTTCTGAGATATCATCACTCATTTCTTGGGTAAAGCCAATATAGAACAGTGTTGCAGCCGGAGACGTTTGTCCCAGAAGCTTAGTGATACGCTCAATTTGAATACCGTTCTCGAATAAGATACGACCCTTACTCTTACGAGGGGTGTGAGTTCCCACTTCCAAAATACCACAACGACGACCTGCCTTACCAAAAGCTTCCAGCACAGCATTATGACTAACTGGAGAACCTTTTGATCGTTTGTCCGAAAGAGAGAATACATATTCACCAAACATATCGCGAGACGAAGCTTCCTTTAGACGCTCAGATACAATCTGACGCATAGTGTCAGTGATCTTCACCTTGATAGTTTTGCCTGTCTTCTTCTGCTTTAACGATACGTGAGTAGCAGAATGAGAAAAGTCGCTCCACTTCAACTGAGTTGCATCGGAGAACCGCAGGGCAGTGTCATACTGCATCACCCACAAACTGTAGAATAAGTTGGTTGCACGGTTATCCTTAAGGATCTTCGCCACCTTCTTTACATCTTCGACAGATTTAAGTGATGCTGCTGCTTTACCCATTACGATTCTCCTCTCAAGTTGATGGAAGTATCTTACCTACTCCTGAACCTCATAGCAAGCAAAATTATACACGTTACGGATTTTATTCGAGTCTGCATCCATAAACGTATATTTCCCATTATCCCAGCCAATCTCTCCCGTATAGTGGAAGCTGTACATATAATTGCTATCCGTACAAGCTAAAGTCTTACTTCCTGGCGGCCCTGCTGTTGGTGAAGGCGAGCATCCGGCTAAGAAAGCCAGAACTAAAGCAATAGCTCCTACTTTAACAACATCCTTCATCTTCGTCATTTGATTCCTCCTCTTCGTCATATGGTTTTTCAATAGACTCAAAGGAGTGCAGAACGTTATCAAAATAACCTCCGCTCTTCTGGTCTAGTTTTGCACCCGTTACACAGCTACCTGCGTATGCATCATTCTGAGAATCAGCGTAGGATTTGGCTACAGAGATGGCTCCTTGTTCTGTACTGAACAATCCAAGAATACCTTCGCTGTGCTCCCAACCATCAGACCAATCCCACCAGGCAATATAAATTTCCATAATAGGTTTCTCCTATCAATCGATGTGTTTTTGAACGTAAGCCTTTATCAACTGATCAAGATCTGCGTTCGTAAATAAAGGAGGATTTTCTTGCATCAACATTTACTCCACAGGCTATCATCAATGTACCCCTGATCCACAACTTCCATTGTAGAGGTAGTTACCTGATAAATATCATTCGTCAAGTGGTTAACAGCAAAGCTGATAGCATCTTCTACAGAGTCAAAAGATTCCACGTAGTCCTTAGCACCGCCGCTAGGGTAATAATTGTCAAAGGCAAACAGATGATATTTTTCCATTAATCTACTCGCTCCACGATAGGAAGTAAATTATTACCCAATGCACCAGCAACCCACAACCGGAAAAGATTGTGCTCTTTTCGTAACTCTTTGTCAACGCCTTTCATACCGTTGTGAATGTACACGGGTAATCCCATTCCGTTGATGATAAAGATAACGTAACCTTCCTCCCAAGCTTTGTTTAGAAAGCACATCTGAGAAGTGTGTACGTGATCACCATCTTTTGCTGCATCAAAAGCAAAATCGGTTTCACCGTAGCCTGTTAACAACTGTCCATCCTTATAATCAGAGAACGGATAGAACATTGCCATTTTCATAACACCTCCTACCACTTAACAATAACATTTTCGATAACATCCGACTCGCTACGAGAGTACAGATACACAACTTCAAAACCAGCTACCTCCAGCATACGTTTATACGGCTCTAACTCTGATTTCTGGCGGTATCTAGCGTAATAAGGAGGATCAACTTGAAAGTGATCTTCTGGAGACAGGTAGACTTCGAATCGTCCACAACCAGCCGCTGACTCTATAGCACCAATAATATCAGCATTGATCTTATCTTTGTTAGCCTGGACAGACCGCTGACGTACTTCTTCTGCATTTACCAACATTCCATCCCCCATTTATCCGTTACTTCAACACCCATTGCCACCTCGAAGGCCATACTGTATTGCCCTTTATTAAAGAACAGTTCAAACCTGTAGAAATGGTCGGGACACCTTTCTGATGTAAACTCTGTCGTCACTCCTGTATTAGGATTGAAGATCTTAGCCACACCATTCATCAGGGAAACATCTTCCTCTCGGAAGATCTCCCCTCTTTGTAGTAGTTTGTATCGTAGCATAGTTATTCGAAAATCCAAACAAGAATGCCAACAAAACACCCAAGAATGAAAGCAAACCTGACATTTTTCCAGTCAATGTTAAAGAAACCTTGGATAAACATATTCCAATCCCAATTAACAAAGCTGATACCAAAGAGAACAACAAAGGCTAGTGCAAGCAGCCCAACAACAAAGATTACACAGAAAGCTAGTACCATACCGATGTTACGAATTAAATCCACACACGCCTCCTGATTAATAAAGTTGAGCAACATCTTCTGAGAAGCCGTAGTCATAGAGCATAAGAGTTCCACGAGAGTTGACAC